TGTTTGAGTTGGTGTAATAGCTGAAGTTGTTGTTAACTTCTTCAACCAATTAGAGATTGATTCTCCTGACTTTCTCATTAAATCTTTAGCTGAATCTAAGGCTTGTTGAGCTGCTTTAGTAGCAGCATCCGCTTGCTCTTGTGCAGCTTTGGCAGCTTCATCAGCAGCTTTTGTTACTGTAGAGAACGCTGAACTTAACTTAATAAGGTTAGCATATGTTTCTCGACCAGAATCTGAATATAAGTTTTGCTGAATTACTAAGCTTCTGTATTCTTCAATAGTCTTTGGCAATGCCAAGCCCATGTTAGAAAAAGACTTTGTTAACTCATCTAGAGTATTTGCATTACGCTCTTGCTCTGTGTAAAAATTCTGATAGAAATCAGAGATAGATGACTCGAAATCAGATAACGTACCAAATAGGTTAATTAGACCATCAGCAGCTTTCGCACCTTGAATTCCAATTAGTTCGTAGTTTGCTGACAAACGATTTGTTTGTAAGTTAACATATTCTAATTGTGCAGCAGTTCTGGTTAATGTTTCAAAGTAACCTTCACCTACTTTTTGCAGACTTTCAAGACCCGGTATAATCGCTTGAGCAATCTTATCCGCTTCAGCTCCAAATACATTATTTAGTTTTTCAGCAATAGCTTCACCATTTAAACCTTGTAGATCAATATCACCTAAAGATACTACATAGTTGGATAGTTCACTATTTACACTATCAATACTCTTACCAAGTGCTAAAGCTCCGTATTTAACAGCATCACCGACTCCAGTTAGAATACTAGTGATTTGCTGTTCGATTTGAGGATCAAGTGAAGATTGACGTTTACTACCACTGGTATCATACGTCATACCTAAAAACTTACTCTTCTCTTCAACGTTAGCGTAATAACTACCTTGGAATCCACTTTGTGAAATAGTTCCTAAGTTTTGTGACGATGCTGTAATACCAGAACCAGTTATACTAATTGATTTTCCAAATAATGAAGTATTGATACTCTTTAGAAGGCCAGAAACAAAATTCTTACCAATTACAGATTCTAAAGCATTAGCTCCAATGTTCATAGCACCACTGAGTGCAGTATCAAATTTACCAGTAGGAATACTACCTGTTAAGTTTGAAAGACCACTAGATCTAATTAATAAGTTTGTAAAACCATTAATATTTGATTCGATGTTAGACAAGCTCTTAGCCATTTGTTGACTATACTCAAGAGACATAATTTCAGTATCATTTAAGATCTCTAAGCTCTTAGTCAAACTTTCGCTCTTAGCTGAACTATCACCAAATACTGTACCAGTACCTGTGTTAGTTGGAGCGCCACCACCGCCTCCACCACCAAACATACCAGTAGCGAAGCCTAAAGCCGCCATTATACCAGCCATAGCTGCCATACGTGGGAAGGCTGAATAAGGATCACCTTTAGCTTGGTTAGCTACACCTACAGCAGCTAATGCAGTACCTTCGGTAACAGCAGCAGTTGTAGTAACAGCAGCAGATTGAATTGTACTAGCATCTTGAACTTTATCAGAAGTAAGTTTTGCAGCAGTAAAAGCAGTTAATAATCCTGTCTTTTCAATCATAGTTTTGATAGCTAAACCTAATTCAAAAGCTCTGAATACCTTCTCAGCATTTGCTAAAGCTTTATAAGTTTTACTACCTTCTTTGGCATAACCTTTTAACGCACCAGCCATTGACCCATAAGAATGGATTGTTTCATAAGCAGAAACTGTAGCGATACGCTTTTGTAATTCACCGAACTTTTCAGTATCAGCAGAATTTAATTGTAAGTTTGCAGCATAAGCAGCAGCTGTACGTTCTTGAGTTTTACCGATATCTTCAATCGCTGTGATGAATCTACCTGCGCCAGCTAATGCACCATCAAACATAGTACCAATATTAGCACCAGAACTGATAGCTTCAAAAGATGTTTTGGTGATTGCACCTAAACGCTCCATTGCTTTAGCACTTGATTCTACAGCCTTATCATTCAAGACTTCGTTATTAGCACGAACACCATCTGTTAGATTAGCGTAAGCAGCTGTTACAGATTCGATACTAGCTTTACGTTGCTTATCTAAAGCAGCAGCATCTTCTGGAGTTTTAGCGTGACCAGCAGCGCGATCAAACTCAGCGTTCACTTTCTTGAGTTGAGCATCCCTTGCCATTTTTAAATCAACAAAGTACTTGTCGTTTAATTCTATTTTGGCAGCGTTTTGCTCTTCAATTAATCGTAACTCTTCTGAGAGATACTGACCTGTCTTAGTCAAGCCTAATTCATAGTTAGACTTATTTAATGCTTGCTCTTTAGAGAATTCAGAATCAACTAATTTAGTTTGATCTGAGTATTTTTTCTTCAATGCTTCTAATTCGATATCTTTAGGAGAAGTAGCAGTTGCACCTTTTGCATCTTTAATTTGTTTTTCAAACTTAATAGCATCGGCTGAGTTCTTAGCTTTTTCGTCACCTAATTGTTTCTGAGCATTAATCTGCTTACCTAAACTAGTTACGACTTCTTCGTAATATTTAATTTCTTCTTCGTTAGTTCTACCGAATCTAGAATACCAAGATTTACCTTTTTGCGCTTCGATTAAACCAGCAGTGGCTTCTTTCATTTGATCTTGTAAAGTACCTTTACGACCAATATTTAAGATTGAATCCCACATTGATTTTGCAGCATTACCAATACCATAGAATACTGTTTCAAATACTCCCATGTCAGCTTTCATTTCTTCGGCTGCGCGTTTGAGGGATTTTGAATATGCATCTGTAGCTAATCTAGCAGCTTCAGTTTGTTTTCCAGCTAATTCCAAGTTACGTACTTGAGTTAGAATCTCTACGTTAATAGTACCTAATTCTTTAGCGAATGGAATTAAACCTTCGGTAGGCTTCTCAGAAATCTTGCTAAAATTCTTAGCTAATTCCTGTGCGCTAATACCTGTAATTTTACTAACTTCAACAATGGTTTTTGCTACTTTTTCTAGATTGTCACTTGTGACATATCCAGCTTTAGCAATCTCAGTAATAGCTTCCACATAGCTTCCGATATTACCTTTAGAGCCAGCATAGGCGGCTGATAAACTCAAAGCTTTATCTTGACTCAAACCTAAGCTACCACCAGTTAAAGCAACAGCTTTACTTAATTCTGATTCTTGATCAATTACTTTGTTGAGTGCAACTAAATAAACACCAGCAAAAATTGCAGCAGTTGTACCAGCAACAATACCCAAACTCATTAGAGATTGTAGCATTTTACCAGAAGACAATTCCATTAATCGCTGATATCTAGTTGCGGAGATTACTCCATCATTCAATTTACTCAAAGCATCATTTGCTTCTGATAAACGTTTGAACGGTGCTACCATACCATCGTAAATAGATTTACCTGCACCGACAACCATACTAGTTAATAGACCACCAACAGCAAGCGTAACATCTTTTACACTCGATACCATTGATTTAGATGCCTCTACTAGCATTTTACCCATGTCTTTACCAGCTACACCAGCTAATGCGAATTGGTCACGTAATTGACCACCTTGTTGCATCATAACTGTTAATGGTGCTTGACCTGTAGCAAGACCAACCATAATGTCGGTGATCTGTGGACCTAATGCGCGAGATAGATAATCAATCTGTCTGTTTCCACTAGCCTTTTGTAATTGTAATAATTTCTGACGATACGCTTCTAACTTAACTGTTTGATCAGCAGCAGTCATACCAGAAGACTGTAAAGCCTTCTCAAAGCGAAGTAGAGCGTTATTAGTACCAGAAGATAATGTTTGATTTTCTTCTTTTAAAGCACTATCTACTCTATACAATTCTTTAGCTAAATATTCATTAGCTTTTGTTGTATCAGTAATTGCTTTCATCTGGTTCTTCATAGAACTAGTGCGAATATCATTTTGGTTATTGATTTCAACACTTTGTCTAATTAGATTTTCATACTCAGCTGAAAGACCTTTTATATCTTTATTTTCAATCTTATATAAAGCAATTAGACGCTCTTTCTCACGAGCGATATCTGTCATTTGCTTTTCAGTAAGACCTAAATTACGGTTAAATAATGCAGTTACTTCTGAAGTTGTTTTATACTCATTCTGAAGCTTTTGCATCAAACCAATACTCTTATCGAATGGATCACCACCGATTAAAGTACGTTGTGTTTTTAATGTATTGTTTAGCTCAAGCATTTGGCTATCTAATGCACCAGCTGCTTTATAAGTAGCCATGATAGAAGCTTGACCGCGAGAATTACCCTGAGCCATATACTCAAGGATTAAGTTCTGCTTTTCTAATACACTTATTGATTTTTTAGTAGACTCGGTACTCTTATCTTGAGCCTTTTGTAATTTCTCAGCAGCGGCAGCAGCTTTAACAGCAGCTTCCTCAGCCTTAGCTTGTTCCTTAACAACTTTGGCAGTAGCTGTTGCATTATCTGCCATTGGTTTGTTTAGTTTCTGAACAGCATTACCTAACGCTTCAAGTTTTACAGCAGCATCTTCTAGTTGTTTTGTATCAACCTTAAATCTTAGTTCTGCTAAATCCATATGGTTCTCCTAGTTATGGACAATATTTATATACTAGATATAATCTTTCTTATATAGACTTATATAAATCCACATAAGAAAGCCTCCAATAAGGAGGCAATCTTTATTTCTTTTGCTGTTTTTGTTTCTCTGTTTCAGCATGTTTTGCAAATGCAGCTAATGCAGATGCATCTAACTTCTTTAATAGCTCTAGCTCCCAATCCTCTGGTTTAATTTCAATCAAATCAAAATAAGATTTAATTTCAGTATAACTTATAGGATTTACACCAAACCCATTACTGGATCTGGCATTGTGAAGATCTAAGAACCATTTCCAAACAGAGTAGCAACTTTCAGGTAACTCAACCATGTCTTCCAACTCTTTTGGTTTCTTACCTGTTTGTCTCCAAACATTATGTAGTTGCTCTTTTAAAGAGCCGCCAGATGATCTTTGACCAAAGGCGAATTCTTGTTTAGCATACTCAACAGCTTGGTCTAGTTCACTTTGGACGAAAGTTCAAGAGTTGACTTGCTTCTTCCATTACAGCATCTTTAATCCAAGGATGTTCTTTGAAGATACGTTCTGCATTTTCTTTACTGAAAGCGATATCTGTCTTACCTTCTGAGATACCTTTCCAACCGATTACACGTACTACAGCAGCTTCGATTGATAGCTCTTCAGCTTCTTCGATGGTCATATCATCTACGTCTTTACCACGGCGTTTAGCTTGTTGTTCACGTAGTTTGAACTCAGCGTATTTTTTACGAGCGTATGCTTTTACGGTCTTAGATTGATCACCACGTACAGTGATGAATGCGCCTGTTGGCTCCTGTGTACCGGGTAAGAGTAGCTCGAACTCGAAACCTGCTTCAGCAGCATCGGCAAAATTGTTCTTGTTTAGGTCAAATGACATATAGTTCCTTTCACTATGTTAATAAATGGGTATTATCCCGCTATACAAATACAATTATATCATAAAATCTTAGAAAAAGCAAGATGTTATTGCTAATATACAAAAGAAAAAACCCCAAGGCTTTCACCAAGGGGTTCTATCAAAATTAAGCTACAGCTGAATCTTGGATTTGAATTGTAGTTGCTGGTAAGCCAGCAGTAGTTACATCATTTAAGAGAGCTTGGAAGCTTGTAGAAGCAACTAAACCTAACTCTTGGTCATCCTTACTGAAGCTACCTAATTTAACTTTAGGAATTGTGAATGTTACGAAGTCAGCATTAGCTGCAGTACTTGTAGTCATTGCCATTACTAAGCTAACAACGGTTTCGTCTTTGAAGTAGTTACGGAATGTAGCGTCTTGGAAGTAAACACTTAAGTTACCAGTAACACGTACACGACCTGTGAAAATATCAGCAACAGAGTTAGAACCAACAGCAGTAGCATTCTCAGTAGCACGTTCGATTGTGAAATCGGCAGAGGTTACGAGAGCAACTGGTTGACCTTGAACTAACATTACACCGTTAACAGCAGCGAAAATACCGTTTGTATTTTGTGCAGTTGGTGAGCTGAAGTATTGTGAAGTACCTGTTTGAGTTAAGTCTTTACCAGCAAAGCCGATATCGATTGTGCTTAAACCAGTAGCTGGTAATTGAACAGCAACGCTGTTAACTTTCATACCAGTGTAAACTTCTGATTGAGCAATGTCAGAATACCATTCTTCAACAGTATAAGATTGATCAGTGTGACCAGTTGAAGGAACGTAAGTTACTTTACCAGTAGCAGTAGCTGTTACAGAAGCGATTGGACCTTCTTCAGCTAATAGTGTACCGTTAACTACAGAAACTGTTAATACAGTAGCTGTGATAGAAGCGATTAAGAGGTTCTTACCAACGTTTTCTACATCAAGACCAGCACCGCTTAAACGGATAATCATACCGACTAAGAAACCATCGCTTAAGAATGAACCAGTACCACGAGTGATCGTGTATAGTGAACCAGAAGCAGCAATAGTTACTGAAAGGCTAGATACGGTAGGAGCTGTAGTGAAGTCACGAGCTACTACTGAACCCATGAAATCTGCATAAGTTGCAGGAGATAATTCACCATTTAAAGAACCTTCAGCACTGCGTACACCGTGACGGAAATCAGCTACTTGACGATCTGTACGAATCTCGTTTGATTCATAAGTTTCTTTCATCAAATTGAAGTTAGCAGTAACTCTACGAAGCAATTTACCAGAGGTATTGCCAGCAATTGTACCGAAAGTTGTTTCTTTTTTGTAGCCAACTTGTTTGGCTGTACCTTTTGAAATTGTCATGTTATTTTCCTTATTTAATTTACATTTTGCAAAATGTCTGATTCAGGTAATCAGCAACCATTTAATTAGGCTGAATAAACTTCAGCTACTAATTCAATTATTACAGGACACACAAGCCTGTCAGACGCAACACTGGTTCCTGCGATTTGCGGAGTACGCAAGACATGAATTCTAATATTGTTTTCTAGAAGAGTCAAACCCTTGTTGAAATGATTTCTGACTAATTCGGCACGAGCTATAACTTCAGCTGTTCCCTTGTTTAATGCACCCGCAATAAATACTTGCATGGTGATTCGTTCACGATAAAAACCAGTTCCTAAAACAGGATCGTCTGGTGTTTGTATATTGAACTGAACTCTTTGATATAAGCCAACAGGTGGTGTAAAGGTTACCCCTTCATATCCTGTTGCTATATTTGGCGTTAGCGTAGAAAGGTGTCTTTCAGCTGCTCTTTTAACTTCAATGATTGCCATTATGTCGCCTTATAAAATTCATTTAATTGTAATTGGTAAATACCTAAAATAGAATCTAATGTAGGTTGCATAATACCATTAGGTGCTTGATCAGATGCACCGCTTTCCAATGATCTAACTGGATCGCCATTTTTATAATTAGAATATGACCAACCATCAGTAGATACATAAGGTACGCTGTTTACAACGTATACTGTATCACCTAATTTATATTGCTTAGAATCGTGTTCGGCAAAACTTTTAGTATTAGTTGCGTTTTCACTGTCAGCTCTTAACGGAACCATTTCTCTGGAATATTTATTCATCCAGATACCCCAACCACCTTTAGCAGAACCTTCAAGAGGTTGCATATACTTTAAACGACTAGGGGCATTGTATAGTTTTATATAATCAGCACTATTACCATATGGTGTATTTTCAATTGCTTGCCATGCGATTTTATAGCTGAATATTTCAACCATATTCTCCATGCGCTTTACAGCATCTTTATGGAATTCCTGCAATTGCTTTAATAGAGCATCTGTATTGCATGATATTCTCATAGTTAGCCTTTTATTGCAACTAATCGATATAATACTAATTGACCCTTAGCTCTGTGTTCAACTAGTGAATCAATCGTGAAAGTCTCACCAGATAAAGTAATCTTATCTCTAACAGCTGGAGTAAATGAAAGATTATCATTTGCTAAATAAAAGATAGCAGCTGTTTTACCAATAAGATTCGGATAACTATATTGATTTGCACTAATATGCTTCTTATACATTGTAACAGTATATGTTGTTTCTGTATTTGAAATAGATCCAGATTCAATATTATAAGTACCTTCGGCTACCGCAATGTAACTCATTGACTCGCCATGTAAAGATATTAATCTTTTTGTTGAGGCTAAGAATGCATTAGACATTATTATACCTCAAAAAAGTTATTTGGTAAAGTACTTTGTGTCTCAGAAGGGTTTACAATAATGTTATTATCTGAATTTGCATTATTAGTATTCATATCAGATAAACTAATACCACCAGCGTAAGGCATAGCGTTATTATAAACAGGATTCATATCTGGATTAGAGATATACATCTTGAGAGCTTGCATGTAACTCTTTGATGCGCTTGAACCTTTGATTGAGAAGATATCAACAGTTTCATCGGTACGCATTGACAATTTAAAAATAATTGATTTTGCAGCATCCATAGCTGCTCTGCGAAGTGAACCTGAGTTTTTATCTAAAAAATACTGATATTCTGAATCGGACATAACAGGCAGTGCAGTATCAGTGTCGCCTAATTCGATTCTAAGATTTGCAACTGTCATATTTATTCCTTTATTAAATTCCTAACATAGAATCCTATTGCTAAGATTCTACATTAGAAAGCCTCCCGAAGGAGGCAATCTTATCTAATGATTAGTTAGAAGTTGTGACCTTAACCACAGCAGCAGGGCGGCGAATTAAGTTCAAGAAGTTAGATTCAGTTTGGATCTGGATCTCAACGTCTTTTGGATCACGGTAAGTGAAAGCGTAGGCTTCTTCACCGAGAGTGTTTACGTGGCTGAAACGGTTAGCAGGTGAGAAGTATGTCTTGAACATATCAGCTGTACCTGTTGGTAACATTACGCCTTCGCCAGCAGGGATGAGGGCTGTACCGTTGAATGAACCACGGTATTCAATGTATGTTACGCCACCGTGTACGAAACGGCGATATAAACCAGAACCTAAACGGTTACGTAATGGCTCTTGTGTGCTAGTGTAATACTTGTAAGCTTCTTTAACAGTAGCGTGAGCGATTAACTTAGCGAAGAATGTTGGTGAGCAGAGAACGATCACTTGGTTCACGACTTCACCAGTTAAGATGTTGTCTTGAATGTGAGCGATACCTTCTTCAGACTTGG